ATCTGCTCATAACTTATGGGGGCAGGGCCATTGAAACCTGAACTTCTCGAAGAGTTCAAACTAATAAAGGCAGACCAAACATGGGATAGTAACATCGGGAAGGGTGTCGGGGGTTCCAATGCTTCTACTCTACGTCCAGTCTGCCTTTCTACTTGTTCAAGATGTTCTCGTTCTGTAGTTCCGTTTTGATCAGTCTTATTAAGTTTGAACTGGTGTTCAGACCAGTCCACAAGACTTTGGATCAGCCCTTCGTAAAATCCATAGAGTCAGACACCTCTTCCTCAATCTGGTTCTTAATCCAGAACACTTCATCGTAAATGCTCTTAGCTTTAGCGACAGTAAGTTTAGGTTTCTCTCCACCAAAGGTAATATTCCAAGCCTTCGTAACTTTAGATAGAACCTCCAGCGTAGCCTCTTCGATGTCGGAGTAGTCTACGTCTTGTGACTTGCTCTTCTGGGCTTTCTTTAGTCGCTTACTGATTTGCTCGTGTTGAGCTTTCTTATACTCTTTAGAGTGGGGCGCAAGGACTGTAACCGTCATGTCCGTACCATCATCATTCTTGAGTACATCACCTGTAGTTGGGTGCTTAATTGTGACGATAACGTCATCTAAATTAGGTGTCAGGTCTTTTAAATCCATGGGGTTTCCTTTTCGGGGGGAGTTATGTCGGGTGATTAAGTGTGGAGACCCCGACCCGACTCAGAGCCTCCACGTACCTACGTAGGTATTAGTTTATGCTGGGCGTGTAATCTTAAGGTTAGTACCTTCTGTCGAATCGTATAGTGCTACGAAAGACATGGAGATCATACGGCTAGTTGGGCCATCGACACCAACATCAGCAGAGTTAATTTTAACTTTAGGGAACTGGAACGTGTAGGCATTAGCACCTGTAGGATCGTTTACAGACACTTCAATCTCAGTTTCAGTCTCATTCAAGAAGCGGTTAATCATAGTTTCATCTTCGAAGTACACAGTCATAGTGCCTTCAACTTCTGCACGACCATACTCAAGGGAAGGTGCGCTATCATCGCCAATGACGAATGTAGGTGCATAAGCGTTATTTAGTGTGAAGTCTAAAGCAGTTACGATAGCCACTGTAGTGGCACCAGCTACGTTACCAATAGCGATATCACCAGAGTAAGCATCAAATGGTGCAGCACCAGAGGCAGCATCTTGTGTCTTCTCTGTGGCACTCAAGGACATGTCTTTGCCTACCATACCAAAGGTTGTCGTAACCATCTGATTAGGGGCGAGGGAAATAGCCAGACTTGATACTGAACAACCTGTGAACAGACGAGCTTGGTCGATGTCAGCAGCGTAGTCTTCGATAGAGAAGAACTTAGGTGTAGTGCCAACCTTAAGCGTAACTGTGTCCCATACGTTCAACATAGCTGACTCAAGGAATGTGTCAAAATCAGCATCACGTAGATCAACTACGATATCACCAGCTACTTGACGGTTGCCGTGGCGATCAACACGTGGCATACGATCAGCCTCAATGTCTGTGCCTGCTACACGATCTTTAGTTAGGTTCAAAGAGTGAGTGCTGAATGGAAGGTTAGCGAAGTTACCAGCAGGTGTCGTACCGAAAGTTGATTCAGTGATAAACGACAGACTGGAGCGTGAGCCTTGTGAAAAAGCCATATTGTATTCTCCTATTGGAAGTTATTTGTAAATGTACCATCCGATATTAATCGGAACAAAGTACCAAGGGCTGTCTAATAGGCCCTGCTGTCTTTCAGCATAATCTATAGACACTTTTATTGTTTCTGCATCTGAGTTAGTAAAGGAGATGTCAGTAGTGGCAGCGAAAGCATCTACAACTAGGTTTACATAGTCATCAGCTTCCTTTGGCCCTTTCCCCTCTGGAGAGAAGACCGTCACGTTAAAGAGACCTTGGTACCTTAGCTGTGGATTTAAGCCCCGTACAGCGGGTCTAGTTAATGTTGGCAGGTACTGAACCCTAAAGAAGCTAGTACCTGTTGTTGGTTGAAAGGCTACGTTCTCGTAGGCTATGTCTGGGATGCCTGCAGTTGAAGCTAAGTGGCTCTCAAGTGCAGCTCTGATGTCGTTGCTAATACTAGCCATGTAAGTTCCTTATCTTTGCAAAGACTTGATAACCACCAGACATTACTGATCTAGCCCAAGTCTTACCTGTACCGTCAGGGGCATTTTTGCCATGCTCTACAGCTTCTGCGTGAGGTGATCCATTCCTAAAAACAAAGCTAGGGTTTTTCAGAGGTTCTAACTTGTTTATGTCGGACACCAACTGAGTGTAGCCTAAGTCTTTCATAGATTGTTCGTTTTGATATTTAGGTTTATTGTCAGAGGATTTACCTCTTGGTCGTCCAGCCCCAGTGGAAATTGAGAAGGAGGTAACGTAAGAGCCAGTATCTACGGGCGATAAATTAACCGCGTCACGAGACATTCTCATTAGCTTACTTTTAATAGCATCTTCGATATCAACTTCAAGACGTTCCATCTTCTTATAGAAAGAGGGAGCTACTTGAACCGTTTTGCTTTTGGCAGCCATGTGTTATTCTCCTACGTCACAGATATATCCCATTGCAACACCATTAGAGAATATGGACATAACAGAATTAATCTTTACTGTATCACCACTACCAATTATTAGGTCTTCAAAGTCAGGTATAGCGGCTAAGTCTAACGCAGGGATAACACACTTACGAGACCCACGAACAACCTCATCGTTACCTGCAGGAACACCTGCGTTATAATTATATAGGTATGCGGTAATGGAATAATCAGTTGTAGTTTGACTTATATCACCTGTAGCGGGGTCATATGCACCCGCAGTAGTAATTTTACGTAGCGTGAGGGTTTCACCGAAGTCTTGTACGAGGTTAAGCAGGTCAAAGGAGTGAAATGACATATGTTACTCCTATTCGTATTCAGGGGTTTGATAGTTAGGTGGGTTCTTAAATCGGTCTCTGCGGAAAGAGCCTTCTATACGGTTTGTATCAGCTCTAACAGCCTCAATACCACTTTTAGTGATACCACCAGCTAAAACACCCACAGCCGCACCTGAAGTCTTACCTTGATACTCAAGCTCATCTGCTAAGGTCTTATACTGCTTTGCTAAGTCTGAGTAATCAGCCTTAAGAGCGCCACTGATTTCTGTGTTTACTTGTCGAGAGTATTTAGAAGCAATAGCGCGAGCAGTCCAAGCACCAGCGTAGTAAACATTGTCACCACTCTCAGTTAGAGCGAAGGTGATCTCATCGTTATCCTTTTGCTGATCTAAAGTGTTTGTGTCTCCTACTAATAGGCGAACTGTGTTGAGACGACCTGAAGTCGTGGTAGTATTTAAGTCTGCGGGATCATAAGACCAAGCCATATAAGTCGTCTCCGTTGTTGTTATTCTTTGATAATACTATCTCGAATAGTGTAGAAATAATCTGATACCCAGTGATTTGCATTTAGGAAGCGACGAATAAGACCACGTTGCTTATCGTCTAACTTTGACTTCTTACACTTCTTAGCGTTAAACTCTGCTGTACTGGATGTCCTAGTCTTAACTTCGTGGTTTAATGAGTTAACTAAACTTTCTAGTTGTTTACCAGATAGTTCAGATAGGCGATCTCCGACTTTGTTCTGTATCTCTAGTTCTTTGTTGTGATATACGTAGTTGGTGGCGTACAGGGTGGCGACCTTATCTAGGTCAATCCCGCGCTCTAACCAATTAAAGTGATCTCCAACTTTCCAAATCTTACTGTCTGCCATCAAAGGCATCTTAATAAACAAAGGCCAATCGACTTGTATTCCCAAGTATGTGGGGTGCATGTTACTCTCCATTAGATGAATACTATTATGTTATTTTATGAGTTGGGAAATGCCCCAATTAAGGGGCAATCCGTTATTATATTAAGCTAAATTAAGCTAAATTAAGCTACAACAGCTTCGAAGAAGTAACCTAAGTCTGGGCCTACAACTTTCATGTCGTATGCCATTTTAACTTGGATGTGTTCAGCAACTTGCTGACGCTTCAGTGCATCATCAGAGTATGATTCAACAGTAACACCAAGGTTAGAAACTCCTGGAACTGAGTTCCAAGCGAATGTCATACCAGCAGCAGGTGTCATCAGGCCAGAATTGCGTGGTGTGTAACACAACAATGCGTTCTTACCACCGATAAAGGCGTTGCTTTCTGCAAGACCCTCAACGGCTGAGTTCTTAACAGCTTCCATTACGAAGAAGTTCTCTACACCGAAGATTTCAGCCAACTTACCATCTGTTACTAATGCAGGGTTGTTGATGGTAGAACCACCATTCAAACGTGCTAGAACATCAGGGTGGTTGATCAAGATGTCACGTACTTCTTTGCCTACAACCATTGTGTTTGGTTTGAAACCACCAGACTTAAGTTGCGCAGAACGTAGACCATTAGTCACGTCTGTAAGAGGCGTAGAGTTAGTGTAATCTGACCACAAGTTGGCAGGAGTTACGTCTGTAGTCCAGACACTAGCCTTGAAGAATGTATCAGCGAAACGCTCTTCACGGTCGATCAACAAACGCATCATCAATGTCTCTGCACCAGCAGAACGGATTTCCAACACTTCGTCTTCGTTAGCAATAGTTTGCTCATCGAAGTCCATGCCTAAGCCGTACACATCTGCGTAGTAAGCGTCGTTGGAGATTGCCATACCAATACGGTTAACTTCTGTACGTGGAGCTAATTTCTTAACGTCACCAGAGCGGTTCATATTCGCGCGGTCATAGATGTAGAACTTGTCAGACTGACGAGCAACACCAACAGTTGGGAATACTTTATCAGCAATGAAAGTGTCTTGGGATTGTACATATGCCAGTGTCAAGTTTGACAATGGTTGGTCTAGATGTACATTAGATGGGGTCAATAGGGGCATTATAATTTTCCTTTAATTACTAGGTTAGGCTGCAACGTTGCCGCCTTGGATCATTTCGATTTCGATGATTTGACCATCTACACCAGCTTCACGGGCGTAACCAAGTACAACATCACCAGTGGCAGCAGTCAATGCAGTGCCATCAGCACCAGTTTGTACTTGCGCACCAGCAGCAATAGTGCCACCAGCTTCTACCATAACTGATCCAGATACACAGACGGTAACAGCGTTACCTGCCGTTGCACCCACTAGGCATACACCTAGAGCGTTTTCACCAGCAGAGTCTGCAAGGTCAACTTGACCATCTGACTCAAGAGTTAAGAATTTGAATTGAGCTGCGGATAGGTCTTCCCCAGCAATTAGAGTGCGGTTGTCGCGAGATTGCATAACAGCCATGATTATTCCCCTTTATAGGATTTGTTAATAAGTGACTTGCCTGATTCAGTCTTTGCTACAGCAGCATAAGCCTTGGCATATTCACTTTTCTTTAGTTGATTTTCGTCCATGTAAGACTTTACGAGACTATCTAGTTTGTCAGCAGAGGTAGCGAACTCGCCGTCTACGTCGGACTTACCAAATTCTTTCATGGCGGCTTCAAAGGCAGCGTCAGCGGCTTTAAGTGCTTCCATAATTGCTTCATCTTCGTAAAACTTAGCTACGAGAGATTTAGCTACATCAGTTGCAAAATGTGGGAGAGCTTCCCCAGCACGTTTAGTCAACTCAATGTCAGCTTTTTCCAGAGATGCAGCTTCAAGAGCTTTCAACACTGGTGCTGGGATGTCTGATTTAACAACCATCTCACCTTCGATGTCCATCATCTCTACTTCAGCTTTCTTTTCGATAGCATCAGCTTTAATAATGTAACCCTCTTCAATAAGACCCTTACGTAGTGACTCATTCTCAGCTTTAAGTGCATCGACTTCAGCTTGTAGTGGGTTGACTTCTTCAGTTACTTCTTCAGCAACTTCTTCCGTGTCTATTTCCAAAGCCTTCATAGCTTCTTCACGACCACAGCCTTTGTCGTCCATGTACGCCTTTACTTTGGCTTCCATTTCATCTGTCATTTTATTAAGTTCCTCTTCGGAAGTGTCACGCTTAAAGAGAGAGACCATTGCCTGCGCATTGGCTGGGCGATCCACTAAGGAAAGCTCCGTAAGCTGTAACTTTTTTAAGAGATTGGGCAAGTTATATCTCCTCTTTGATAGCTTTTCCACCAATGGAAAATGCTGCTAATTCACCAGATTTGACCATAGCCCAGACATCATCATCGAATACTTTGTAAGCGACAACCCATCCTTCCCGATCAGACTGGATACCGAGAGAATCACCAATTTCTTTAGTGATTGGGAGAGAGTGAACTACTGTTCCTACTTGCTCCCCAATGTGCATGGCCTTGCCGACCCGCACATGCTCCATAAATTCATTCACTGCTTTAACTAGAGTGTCAGCTTCGATCATGTCGTCTTGACGATCTACTACTGGTTCACCATTTTCAGTGATAACTGAGGCCCAACCGTAAACCATACGTTGTTCGTCGTCAGTCTTAAGTATTTTACCTTCAATGTTCTTTGTCATTTCACTCACCGATGTATCTGAAATTTCAACCTTGAGTATCTCTGCTACAACAGCTCTGAGAGCCTCTAGGCTGTCCACTGAGGAGGCTTCTTCCATCTCTGGGTTACTTCCTCCCAGAAAGGCTAGATAAGCCTCGTGTGAAGCTGCTGG